CCGAACTGATGCAGTCGAGAGGCTGTACCACAGGCATGGATTTGTAACTACGGGTGCAAATCTAAAACTTAAACTTGAGTAGGATATAAATTTGTGTGATCCAATTTCATTGTTGATGGTGGGACTTAGTGCAGGTAGTGCCTTGCTTGGCGCAACAAGCAAAATCCCTAAACCACCAAAAGTAGAGAATCCCGCAGCGCCTGCACCTACCGCAAGGCAAGGTGAAGCAGTTGTACGAGTTGGTGGCGATGTCGCCAGCACTAGCGAAGATGTTGCTCCAGAGTACAACTCATTTAAAGAGAAACGTATTGAAGGAAAAACTCTTGGTGGGCTTGGTCGTGGAGGTCTAGGTTTGTAATGTGCACTAAATTATTGTCAACGCTTATGGGCAAACCGAAAGCAGCCCAACAGATGATACCTGCTCGTGAAGCAGACGATGCGCGCGATGCAGATGCCATTGTTAAAGACTCGACGGACAGCACTAGCGAAGTGACTTCTGAGGGTACTGGCGTTTCTGTGAAGCGTACTAAGAAAATTGACAGGCAGGGCGTGCCGGGCCTTAATCTTTAAGGGGCTAGGATGGAACCTGTTAAACTAACTAATACTCTAGATGCGCGTTGGAGTAAATTGCACGCGCTTAAATCTAACGTCCTTAATATGTCTGAACAATACGCACGTTGGACGTTGCCGTACTTGTTCCCGACTGCAAACAGTAAGACAACTGAGGGTACGCTTCTACGTGGTACTAATGACAGTATCGGCGCACGCTGCGTAAACCATTTGTCGAATAAAGTTGTTACTACTCTTTTCCGGCCGCAAGGTGCATTCTTTCGATTGCATCTGCCTAAGAAGACAATGCAGAATATTGCTCGTATGTCTGGACTAGACGACGAGAAAGAAATTGCAGCGGCTGTTGCGGAGCTTGAAAAAGAACTTGCTGATGTAGAACAAGAGGCTACTGATCGACAGAACATGGTCGAATACAGGCCAAATGCTACTAATGCCGCTAAGTTGCTTATCATCACTGGTAATGCGCTTATTTATCATCCTCCGAATAAATCAGTTCAAGTCTACAACATTCGTGACTATTGTGTTGTAAGAGATCTTTCTGGTACTGTTATCGAGATAATGACTAAGGAAGAAAAGTCGTTTGAAACTTTTCATCCAGACGTGCAAATCCAGATTAAGTCTATTCGTAAAGCAAGTGGCGAAGCTGCTTACGAAGACTCTGCTAACATTACTGTGTACACTCAGATTCGTTTGGAAGACAACGGTAAGTTCTATGTGTATCAGGAAGCATGCGGAGTAAAGCTAGATACTGATGGCGTGTTCTACCCGCGAGATAAGCTTCCGTGGGTTGTGCTTACGTGGAACCTATCGCGCGGCGAAGACTACGGGCGCGGCCTTGTTGAAGAATACGCGGCTACGTTCCATGCGCTTGAAGTGTATCATCAATCGCTGATTAATCTTGCCGGTATAATGGGAGACATTAAGTTTCTTGTAAACCCAGCGTCTCTTGTAGACGTAGAGCTACTAAACACATCCGCAGCCGGATCGTACCACTCAGGACGTGAAGGTGACGTAGTTGCTATCCAGACTAACAAACAAAGCGACGCACAATTTATTCTGAGCATGATCGAGCGGAATGAACGGAACCTTGCACAGGCGTTCTTGCTGAACTCGGCTATGACCAGAGACGCAGAGCGAGTTACGGCAGAAGAAATACGCATGCTTGCTAACGAACTTGAAACTAGCAACGGTGGTGTTTATTCACGCCTTGCGTTACAGTGGCAGGTTCCTACTGCAAACATTCTTCTGGACCAGATTGAGTTCGACGGTGACAGATGGGACATTCGTCCTAACATCATCACTGGTATGGACAGCTTGAGCCGGCAAGGAGAAATGGATAGCCTAAGGCTGTTTATTTCCGACTTAGCTATGCTAGAGGCTGTGCCAGAAGATATTCGTGCAGGCATTGACCCGCTTAAGTTCATGGCGTTCTGTGGAACGGCTCGACAGATTGAATACAATAAGTTCCTTATGACAGAAGCGCAAATGCAGCAAAATCAAATGCAACAGCAACAGGCGCTGGTGGAACAGGAACAAATGAAGGCACAAGGCGCAGTCGCAGCGGAAGCTGGTAAGGCTGCTGTACAAGGAGCACAATAATCGTAATGAGCGATACTAATAACGAGAAGCCTGATCCGCTTGCGGCACAGGGCGCAGGCAAGAACGATCTTAATCCGGGGCAGACTTTCGAAGGTGCGCCTAAGCCGCCGTCTGAGCCCGGCAACGAGCCTCCTGAAAAGAAGGGTAAGCCGCACATACAGGAAGAATCAGACGAGGACAGTTCTACTGCAAAGAAGGACGAGCCTAAGAAAGAAGATCCTGCTAAAGAAGGCGACAAGAAAGCACCGGCCGGGCAGTTCATCAAGATTGGTGATCCTGCTGCTGATGCTGCAATTGAAGTTCTTAAGGATTCTGGCGTTACTCCGCAAGAAGCACAGGAGTTCTTCACTAAAGCAATGCAGTCTGGTAATCTGGCTGACATTGACTGGAGCACTATTGAAGCTAAGCTTGGCTCTGCAAAGACCTATCTTGTTAAGACTGGTGTAGAGACTTACTACAATAACCAGAACGCTGCTGTGCAGGCGACTGTTAAGCAGACGCATGAAATATTTGGTGGCGAGCAGAACTGGAACACTGTCAAGACGTGGGCCCAGACTAAGGAAGCGGCTGACCCTGCGTTTAAAAAGCAGGTTAACGCAATCCGCGATCTTTTGAACGAAGGTGGTAATCGTGCCGAGATCGGTGCACGAGAGCTCCTGCGTCTATATAATACTGATGGCGGTACCAAGGGCCTAGCAGCCACTAAGCTGGCTACTGGTACTAGCACTGGCAACGTTGTTGGTACTCCGCTTACTCGTGCAGAGTATGTCGCTGAGCTTAAAGCAGCGCACGAGCGCGGGTCTAAGCCGCACGAGATTGCTATTATCGATCAGAGACGTAAGGCCGGTATGGCTGCTGGTATCTAAAGACCTAGTAGGTTCCACTCCCTATTAGGTAGAACACTAAAGTAATTTTTATCCCTAGGAGCTACTAATTTGAGTTATGAAATTCCCGGCCCTAACCTGTCGGACGTTGATAAAAACCTACTGATTGAACAGTATGGCGGTGAGACCGAGGCTCAGTTTAAGAAAACCTCGATGATGCGGCAGTTTGTCCGTATCCGGCCGGTTCGTAACACTGACACGATTACTAACAACCGTGTGGGTCGTACTACGCTTAAGGCCCTTGTGCCGGGTGTGCGGCCTGCTTCCGATCAGACTCCGTTCGGTAAAGTGCAGCTCACCGTTGATACGGTTGTGCTTGCGCGTGACACCCGCTCTATGCTGAATGAGTTCCAGACGCACTTTGATGCGCGTATGGAGCTTGCGCAGGATCATGGTAAGGAGCTTGGCTTCCTGTTCGATCAGGCGTTCCTTATTATGACCATTAAGGGCGCGGTGGCTCCTGCTCCTGTGCTTGGAGATGGTACGCCTTCTAAACAGTCTATCGGTGCTGGTAAGAATCGCACACTCACTGCTGTTGGTGACGAACTCGATCCCGATAAGCTTGAGGCGGCTATTGCTGCTATCGTCACGGATATGGAAGAGGAAGAGATTCCGGTTGAAGAACTGGTGCTGTTCGTTCGTCCTAAAATGTACAAGGTTCTTGCTAACAGCAACAAGCTTATCAGCCGTGATTTCAGCGAAGGTAACGGTAACTTCGGCAAGATGATTGTGCAGGAATGCGCAGGCGTCCGTATTGTCAAGACCTCGCGTATTCCGCAGGCGGCCATTACCAATCACTTCCTCTCGAATACGAACAACGGTAACGCGTACGATGTGTCTGCTGCTCAGGCTAAGGCCGTTGCAGTTATCATGCATCCGAAGTCCCTGTTCGCTGGTGAAACCATCCCGCTTACGAGCGATGTGTGGTTCAACCGTGAAGAGAAGCAGTGGTTCATTGACAGCTTCCTTGCGTTTGGCGTTACCGTCAATCGTCCTGATTGTTGCGGCGTTGTCTTCCGTGCGTAATACTACAGGCCGTGCCCTTAATTGGGTGCGGCCTTTTTGTTTCATGAGGTACTTATGCTCGACGAAAGTATAATCATTGACCATATTCTTACTACTATTGGAGAAGGTGGCGTAAGCTCACTTAGTACACTACATCCGTCTGTTGCGTCTGCAAAGCGTATTCTCAATATAGAAGATATTGCATTCCAGAGCATTGGCTGGTGGTTCAACACAGAGCGAGAAATCAAGCTTGCTGTTGATACTACTGGCAGAGTAGAAGCGCCTGCCGATGTACTGGCTCTAACTGTGTCCCGCTTGTACGATAAATCGCCTGCGGAAAAGCTCCGGTTTGTTAAGCGCGGTAAATTCATTTATGATACGTACAAGCATACGAACGTGCTTAACCAACCTGTGTACGTAGACATGATCGTTCGTTTGCCTATCGAAGACCTCCCTGCGGTTGCCGCCGAATACTTAATGCGGCAATGCGCTAAGGTTGCGTACATTGCAGACGATGGGGACTCGTACAAGACTAATGAACTAGAGCGTCAGCGTCAAGAAGCGTGGCAACGTTTGTCGGCCAAGCGCCTTACTACTATTGCAACTAGTGCACTGGATAATCCAATTGCTCAGAGATTGCAGACTTACGGTAATCAGACGCGAGGCTTTAACAGACTTGATGGAGGCTCTGCTTGAAAGTAGATGGCAGTCTTAAAAGTCTATTGCAGGGTGTGTCTCAACAACCAATTCGAGACAGGCTTACTGGCCAGTGTACTCTGCAAGAAAACTTTACTAGTGATCCTGTTACAGGGCTAACGAGACGTCCGCCTACTGATCTAGTCGGATTCTTGGGTACAGCCACTAACGTTAAGGGATGGCACAACTTTAAGACGCGTGACGGTAATAGGTACATTGCGTTATGTCATGACAACACTATTAAAGTGCGCGATCTGAACGCAACTGCGTATACTGTTAATATCGACTCGGCTGCTGCGCCCTACTTAGCAACTGCTGGTACGTTTCGTGCGCATACAGACGAAGAAGATAATACACTGTTTGTAAACCAGAGCGTAGTACCGGCTATGTTGCCGGACTTGTTAAGCTATTTTAACAGAGCACCGGTGTACGCCAGTATTATACAGATTCTTGGTGGTGCCTATGGACGTACCTATACAGTGTCGGTTGACGGTATTGTGCGGGCAACTCATACTACCCCTGACGGTAGCGTACCTGCGCACTCGGCTCAGGTAGATACAGTTTTTATTGCTACTGCATTGACAACGCAGCTTACTACAAACCTTACGGGATATACCGTTGTACGTAAAGAAGACGTTATCCTTATTCATCGTAGTGGTGCTGAATTTAAGTGCACAGCGGCTGACGGTTACGGTAATGTCAATATCAAATGCATGAACGATACTGTTACAAAGACTGCGGACCTTCCTAGAATTGCGCCGCATCTGTACGTGTGTCGGGTTGCAGAAAAGACTGACCCGGAAAAAGACCTGTGGTTTAAGTTTGTTGTGGACAGTGCTGCATACGGTTCTACGCCGTCTGTGGCAGGATTTGGTCTTGCAGGATACTGGCAAGAAACTGTTGCTCCTAATGTAAAGCACAAGATCAATCTTACCACAATGCCGCATGTGCTAGAATATACGGGTACGGCGTTTGATTTTAAGCAAGCATCGTGGGCTAGTAGGGGCGTGGGTACAGAAGTATCTAATCCGAACCCATCTTTTATTGGTAACCCAATTAAGGATATTTCTAGCTTCCAAGGCCGAAGTGTTCTTATTGCAGGCTCTAACGTTTGTATGTCAAGAACTAACAGCCCGTATAATCATTGGTTTGGTTCAGCATCAGCACTCGCGGATACAGACCCTATTGATATTAAATCTACTGTGGAAGCGTCGGCTTTTGAATCTGCTGTGCAGTTCAACCGCGATCTAGTTGTGTTCAGCAATGAAGCGCAGTTTGTCGTGTTCGGGCGCAGCAAAGCAACCCCTCAGAACGCAAGTCTTGTTCTTACTACTAAGTTTGAATCGGAGACTGGAGCGCATCCGGTAGGCGCTGGCAAGAACATTTTCTTTGCTGCTAACTACGGTGCTTACTCCTCTATTCGAGAGTTCTTTGCGGAGGGCAATACGGAAATCAATGATAGTCGTCCAATTACGCAGCACGTAAAAAAATACATCGAAGGTAAGGCTGTTCATTTGTCTGCATCGTCTAACTATGACATGCTGATGGTTCACACTAACGATAACAAAACGCGTGTTTACATTTACCAATACATCTGGTCGGACACCGAAAAGGTGCAGTCGGCTTGGCATTGTTGGACTAGTAAGCATCCAATTGTATATAGTTTCTTTGATGAAGATCGAGTGTATTTTGTGCAGCAAATCGGGAATGGATATTATCTATTACGTATGCCGCTAGATGTGCAGACGCAAAGCGGTGTTCCATACCCTGTGTATTTGGATCAGCGGTTTGACGTTAACGGGGTGAACACTGCGTTCCTACTTCCGTTTACGTACCTTAAGGATGACAATCTTGTTTGTGTACAAGGTACAGGTTGTCCTAATCCGGGGCTCACTGTACCGATACAGAGTATTGCGTTTGACACACTAAACAACGGATGGCGCGTAACATTAAAGCGGAGTATGGTTGGTGGGAATCTGGTTGTTGGTACACGATTCAAATCAAGATTTATTCCTACAATGCCACTCGTCAAAGACCGGGACAAGGTTGTTGTTGGTACTGGCAAGCTGCGCATTCTTAAGTTTATTTTAAGTCTGTTCAATACAGGAGAAGTCATCGGTAAGATGCGCTCTGTGTATGGTGACGGTCCTGAGGTGCGCTTTAATAGTCGTACTATTGGGGCTATCGATAATATCGTCGGTCAGCAACCTTTGTCAGACGAACAGTTCATTATGCCGTTTCGTCTTGAGATAGATGATGCAGAAGTAGAATTTTACACTGATAGTCATATGCCACTTACAATTCTAATTATTGAGTGGATTGGGCAATACAGCAAGCGTGGTAGACGCGTTGAAAGCGGAGGAGCTTAATGTGGGCTGATCTAGCCGTAAATGGTATGACTAGCCTGTTTAAGAACGTAGGCTCTTATCTACAGGCTGATAAAGAGGCAAAGGCTAAGCGTCAATGGCAAGAATACAGAAACGCCATGACGCGCTTGGCTGATGCCAACAATCAAAACGCTATTACTACTAACGAGCGTTTGATGGAAGAACGAATATCAACGCAGAGGTTCATGGTAAGGCGATCGTCTTACGTTACCTCTGCGGCTGCTGAGGCGTCTGCTGCTGCTGAGAATACAGCGGGGCGTTCTGTGAATATGGTGCAGTTTGATGTTGAGCGTAATGCAAGTATGCAACAGGCTCGTCTTACTGATGATCTAGCGGCGCAGTATCTGCAAGCAGATCAACAGCGGCTTAATAGCGCATTTCAGGCAGCTACTAATCAAGACTTCTCGTTTATTCCGTCTCCTAACATTGCAACCTATATGTTGAACTTTGGTACGGACCTAACAAATTCGTACAGCAAATTGACAGGTAAGAAATAAGGTACAAACATGGCAGGCACCGATCAAGGCCGACGCGAAGTTGTTAATGATCCACTAGCAATTACTGGCCGTGAACAAGCTCCTGAGCGTTCCCTTGCTATTCAAGGGATTAGGCCGCCGAATGTTGGTGATCCTACCGGAGCAGCTTCTAAGCAGGCTAGTGCACTATCATCCGCAATGGATGGGTTGACTAATGCCCTGACTAACGTTATGGATAAGCGCAGAGACGATCTTATTGTTGAAGGTAAGATCGCTCGCCTTACTGGCGTTACAGAAGAAGAGATGGCACGTAACGGAAATCGTTACACGCAGGAGGGATATAACACTCTTGCGGCCCGAGATAAAGTTAACTCGTGGTTTACTAACGAATCAGTTGCGCTTGCAGAAGCAGGGCGCACTATGCAGCCTGATCAGTATCAACAGTTCTTGGCTGAGAAGCGTAGAGCTGTTCTAGACGGTATTACTGATCCTAATGCGCGTAAGGTTGCGGTGGCTGCGTTCGAAGAACTCAGCCCGCGACTTGCACAGAGTCAGGTTGTTAAACACTCGGAATATCAGAAGGAGCAGAGGATTAGTAAATTCTCTGCTATGTTAGGCGGTGTAGCGCAGACTAGTCCTACCCGATCTGTAACTGATCCTGATGGCAATATCAGACTTACTCCTATTCCGATTGCTGCTGCAATTAATAGTAGCGAGGAGGACCGGGATATTGGTATTCGTACGATTCTCGGTGAAGCTGCTAATCAAGGTACTGATGGTATGGCAGCAGTTGCGCATGTTCTTAGGAACCGTGCGTTAGATAAGAACGGTAGATTTTCTAATTCTATTGCTGGAGTAGCTAAAGAGCCTAAGCAGTTCTCTGTCTGGAATGACGGTAAACTTGCTGCTGCGGATATCAATCCCGGTAGCCCACTGTACGAACGCGCCGGTAAGATTTACGACGCCGTTATGAGCGGGCGTACTGTAGATCTTACAGGCGGGGCCACGCATTATTACAGCCCTGAGGGTATGCGCTTGATGGGTAAAGAAAAACCCGTCTGGTTCGACAGCGAGGCGGCTAAGGCTGGTGGAGCCATCAAGATCGGCGGGCATGTGTTTGCTGGTAAGGCAGGCGCTAGCTTCAGCGGAGAAGGCAAGCTAGAGTTCCGTGATCCTAATCAGGACAAGCTGCAACCTACGTTCCGCTCTGCTCTGACTGATACCAGTGCTGCGCTCGGAGTGCCTCTGCGTGTCCTCTCTGGACATCGTGGTGAGGATCATCCAGTTGAACAAGCTAAGATGTTCCGTGGGTACAGCGCAGGAGAGCACACTACAGGCAATGCATCCGACATTGATATGACGGGCATGAGTGAGCAACAGCGTGTACAGCTTGTACGGGAACTGCGCTCTCGTGGTGTGCTGCGTTTTGGTACGTACTCGAATATGCCTAACGTTTTGCATGTCGATACAAAAGACCAAAACAAAGATGGTCAGTCATGGTTTATGCATGACAAGACTAATACTAAAATGGAGGATGCTCCTGCATGGTTCAAGCAGGCCGCTGCTGAGCCGCCGGGTCAGATTCCCGCGCAACCTGCTTACTCTGGTACTGAGATACAGAACCTTGTACGTGGTTACTCAGGCTTAAACGGCCCAGAAAAAGCTAGAGCGGTTGCAGATGCAATGCGCCGTGGGCTTGATGCAGGTGACGACTCGTTGTTCAGAGATGCGGGTGGCGTAGCTATTCTGCACGAGCTTAAAGCTCAGCCTTCTGACATCGATGAAGTATTGCGTGCTGAGAAGAACTTTAATCAGAAACTTCTTAGCGGGTTCAGTGCTAGTCGTGAGACTTGGCGCAATGATTTTCTTGGGCGCGTTGAGCGCGGTGAATTGAACGCAACTGCTGCGCTAGAAGAGATCGAAAAGCAATTTAATGCTAAGATACTTGACGACACTACTGCGCGCAGTCTAGCGCATCAGGCTACTGATCGTATTAGACAACGTGAGGGCGCAGGTGCAAACAGTCAGCTAGGTAATCCAGACTTTCTTAACGAGATCGGTGGATTGTACCAAAAGTTACAAGTCGGCGCAGACTTTGTTGTTACAGCTAGAGAAGCTCAGGAAATTGCTAAGAAGTACGGCGCTACTGAGAACGATGTTAAGTCAATTGTTGGTCAGATGTTTAGTATTGACCAGTCGTACAAGACAAATACTCGTAAAGAAGCAGAACGTATTGCTGCTGCACGAGAAAAGCGTGACGCAGATATTGCACAAGTTGAACGAGCGCGTACGCAGAAGCACGGTCTTAGCGAGTTGTCTGGTTCTATTGAAGTAGCGAACTCAAAAGGCGAAAAGCAGAATATGACTCTTCAAGAATACGGAGTTATACGTATTAAAGAAGAGCATGCTAAAACCTATAGTGATTTGGTGTCTGCTGGTAAAATGGCTCCCGGAGACGCAAAAGCAGAGATCATTAAAAAGACTATGCTTGAGCTACAAAACCATGGAGTTGTAGACAAAGAGACGCACGGGCAACTTGTTGGCGCGCTTAAAGGAAACATTCTAAGTAAAGACGGTAAACTGACTGAGGGTGCTCGACAGGCTTACGACGCGTATCTCATTATGCGTAATACGCCGAACCTAAAAGACGGTTATATTGCACGTACTATTGGCGATGAAGATGTGAGGGCTCTACTTGAGACTGCGTACGCGTTAGATGCTGGTGATCTTAATCGAGATCAGGCTCTACTCAAAGCTCACGAGCTTATGTCTACAAAGATTACTGATCCTCAAGAGAAGTTGTCTAAGGACATTACGTGGCGTCAGGATATGAAAAAGAGCGTCAATGAAACTCTTACAAACAAAGTAAAGATTGGTTTCTTTGAGGGTCTTGTGTACGACGATAGCGTGCGTGACGTAGAGCAAATTCGTAGGCATACACGTAGAGCAGAGGCGTACGTTATGCAACGTGCTGAGCATTACCATATGCAGTATCCTAATCAGGATGCTAAGGTGAGCCTTGAAAAGGCAACTCAGGATTTGCAGAACAACTCTACTGCTGTTGCTGGTAACTTGATTATTACGAAGCCCGGCTACGAGCTTCATAAAGTAATGGGTGTTACCCAGCATGGTCCGCAGGCTGCTGATGACGCAGTTAAAATGTTCTTGGAAGAGCACGGATCTAAGTTGTGGACTAATGGTTTGTATGACAGCAAAAGGGAAGGATTTCTTTCTGCTACGTGGCGTGGTTTAACTACGCCTGTAAGCGAAGACAATCCAAAATCGTTGCTGCCGTCTACTGCAAGGCGTGACCCAGGAGTTGCGATTACGTATAATCCTGACATGGGCGTTCTTAGTATCGATCTGTACAAAGACGAAACTAAGCAAGAGACGCTTGGCGATGTAAAACATATTCCTGTTAGAGCCATTGGTGAATGGTACAACAAACAGAAAGAGCAGCCGGGCATTATTAATCAAACGATGGATGCTTTCTTTAAAGCATTGGTTAGTCCTATAGCTAAATCTAAATCCGAGGCTATCGCTAAAGAGCGAGGAGCAGAGATTGGAAAAATGCTTGGAGAACTCAGTAAGTAAGGAACATCATGAGCGGAATTGATCTGCTAAATCCTAATAAGAAGGTTGACACTGACGCTGGAATTAACAGCAATCCGTTTTCAAATACTGGCGTGCCTGATCCTCTGGATTTGGCACCGCCTGCTTCTGTTCGCGGTATTGCTATTGAGACTAGTGAAGTAGACAGTATCGGTGGTCCTGTAAAATCCAAAGAAGCACAGCTTAATTGGAAGGCATATCAGCTAGGTCCTATTGACACCGTAGTTGCAGAATTTAACAGCGGAGGCAATTGGGCAAACACTGTATTCAAAAGATTCGAGCGAGCACAGCTTGGTGGTACAGGACCAGACCCGTCATTTAACCCGGACCAATTTATCGAACAACACAAACATTCACTTACTCCGCAGGCTATTAAACAAATCAAGTTAGCAAACAACCAAGCAGAAGCACAGGCGATTGTTTCTGATACCGTACAAGAATTGCGAGATCAAGATATCTTGCAGCGGAGAGCAGAGCAAAAACCTATTAGTACTTTCGTGCTTCGAGCACTGGCTGGTATCATTGATCTGGACACGCCGATTGCTTTCGCGACTGGCGGCGCGGTGAAGCTCGCGAAGGGCGGGACGGTCGCGAAGGGTGCCGTTGCAGGCGGGGTGTCGCAGGGCGTAGCGGCGGGTATGGCGTACGAGGCTGGTACTACAGGGGACTGGACAATGATCCCGTCGGCGGGGCTCGCTGGCGTGGCGTTCGGTGCTCTAGGTGCCGCCGCTGCCCGGCGCGCTCCAGACATCCCGGTTCCCGAAAAGGGCGGACCTACTCCTGAGGTTAAACCAGATATTAATCTGACTGTACCTACGAAGCCTAAGGACGTAGAGGTACCTGTATCTAAGTCAAGTGAAGAACTCGCGAATGACTCTTTGGATCGGCTTCGTGCTGAGTTCAAAGAGTACATGGAGACGATGGGCGCTATTGAAAAGCGTGATATTCGTACCGAAACATTTATCCCTACGGACGATGTGTACGGTACTCGTAGGGCTATCGATGCTGAAATCAAGGCGGATGAAGGTCCTGCTCCTAAAACAGAAGGTGCAAGAGGACCAGAGGCGTTTGATATCAAAGACGTAGCTATCAAGCCGGATAGTAACGGTGAAAACCTTCCAGGCTTTGGTACGCCTGCTTCTGCTGGTGCAAAGACGCTGCAAAGTAATCCATTGCAGAACGTTACTAACACTCGATCACGTCAAATTATTTCGGAAGCGATTGTTTGGGAGCGTCAACAACTTATTCCTGATAACTATGCAGAAGCCTACCCGGAGCTTGCTAACAAAGCAGACCCAGTTGCAAAATCAGCATACAGATTTCATGAGGCGATTAAAGCGTCAGGACTTGCTACCGATTTTGATCGTTTAGCCAGATCAGGATCTAGTGTTGGTAAAAAACTTGCGTACGACACCATGGAAAGTGCAAGCGGCATTGTGCGTAATAATCGCTCTGCTTCCATGCTTAAGTTGCATTACGAAAAGCAGTTGCTTGGAGCGTTCTTGCCTGCGTATGACGAAGCTTGGCAATTGTACGCTAAGGAGAAAGGGCTTAGCTGGTACGATCGAAAATTTCTTTCTGGAAGAGTACAAGAAGAGTTTAACGAGCTTATTTATTTTGAACTCAATGGTCGTGCTTACGATCCTCCGGGAACTGTACGTAGTGTGCATCCTGCTGTTAAAGCTGCGGCTGATGCGCATGACGAATGGTCTAAGCTTGATGTTGCTATCGGTAAGGGTAGGGAAGGCGAATTCTCTATTAAAGGGTACGAGGATATTGAAGCGTACTCGGGGTATGTACCACAACGCTGGTCTAGCGATAAGATCGAGAGATTGATCCGTAGTGGTAGAAAACCTGCTGATATCAGTGCAGCTATTGCAGAAGCGTATCAGCTACAGCATCCGGGTATGGGCGCTGCCAATGCGACGCTGTTTGCAGATGCAGTTGTGCGCCGAGCACGAGCTAACGCTACAGGAGTAGATACTAATCTAATTGGTATGCTTCGTGCTGACGGGCGTGGCTTCCTTGAAGACATGCTCCGCTCTAACGGTATGCCGCAGAAAGAGATTGACTCTCTGCTTGATACACTTACAAGCGCTGCTGCTGAACGCGGACAGAAGGGCTATACTAAAAGCCGTATTGATGTTGATATGCGCACTACTGCGTCTAACGGTATAAAGATGATTGATCTGTTCGAGACGGATCTTGTGCATAACATTTCTAGACGCTCTCGGGGTACTTCCGGTAATGCTGCGCTTGCTCGTAAAGGCATTCGCTCGCTTACGGATCGTAACGATATTAAGGCAGCTATCCTTGATGAGCAACAGGCCCGTGGTCCTAGCCATTCTGGTGCTAGAAACATGAAGGAGAAGATTAACGATATCATTGATGAAGACAAGCATCTTAGCGCAGAAGATATCGATAACTTGTTCTCATATTTTGATGGTGGTCCCGTTGCTGGTGGCCTTAGTCCGACAGTCATTCGTATGAAGCGTCTTACTAATCTTGCTCTGCTTAACGGTCTTGGTCTTACACAGACAGCGGAGACAGGTGCGCAAATTGCAGCGGTCGGTATCGATCGTTGGTGGGATCATGCAGGCGCAGCGCTTAAAGCCGCAACTAATGATCCTAAGAGCGAGCTTGCTAAAGATTTAAGGCACTTGTCTATTATGGTGCCAGAACATCGTTTGTATCGTGATGATCTTAATCTTGACATGAACGTGAACGGTACTGCACAAAGCGACTTGCTTATGCGCCTAGACCGTGTTCTTGGTGTTGGCCAGCGTGTACAGGGTTATATCTCCGGGTACTACGCTGTGCAGAATGTACAACAGCGTATTGCAATTACATCTGCCGCTGATAAGATTATGACTAACATGAAAGGGCTGCGTGACGACTTATCAGGTGCCCGTGCAGAAGATCTCGGCCTTGATCCTAAGACCTATGCGCGTATTAAAAAGTACGTCGATAACGGTACTGTTGAATTTAAGGACGGGGTATTGTACAAGTTAAACTTTGACAAGTGGGATGCCGATACGGCAGAAGACTTTGCGCTTAGTTTGAACAGGCACGTAAACCAAGTCGTGCAGAAAGCCATGATTGGCGAGGGTAACATTCTGTTCTCGACGAACGGAATTGCTGCCTTGTTTGCACAGCTTAAGACGTTCCCGTTGCTTGCAATTCAGAAGCAAGTTCTGCGTAATATGAAGTTTGTAGATCAAGAAGCCTTTGCTACTTTCTTCTATGGACTGGCTACTGCTGCTACTGCGTACACGGCTGCTCAAGCTGTTAAGGGCAACACTCAGAATCTTAACTCGGAAAAGATTGCGAAGGGCGCTATTGGCTACAGCAACATGACTGGTTGGATTCCAATGTGGACAGATCCAGTTATGAACGTGCTTGGTATTGATAGCCTTAAGTTTAATGAGTACACTAGAGGAATTGATAGCAACGTGTTTGCTGTTCCGGCTTCTATTACTACGCTGAACCGGATGGCTAATATACCTGGTGCTTTGTTGAATGTTGCTACAGGCGACTACACTAACAATGATGTGCGTGCTCTACAGACAACGCCCCTAATTGGCAACCTGTACGGCTTCTCTGCCGCTCTAAATGCAATGAAACATGACAAAAAGAAACCTGAGTCTGAAGAACCTACAGAGCAGCTTACAGCACCTGAACTTGCACTACAGGCATTGAAAGAATATGAAAACCGTCCCTATTAGATATAACACAATGATTGCTACTTAAAGGAAATCTCAATTGGCGTTCTCCCGTGTAACTAAAATAGGGGATGGCGTGTCTACGCAATATCCAGTGAACTTTACGTTGGGGTATATTGATCCAACGCATATTACTGCGCGCGTAGGGAACGAGGTTGATGGTCTTGGTAATCCTGTTTACCGAGCCATCACGTTCCTTGGACCTAACCTATTTCAAATTGCAGGTACGCCCGCAGGAATTGGCGTACCTATTGTATTCGAACGTACTGTTCCTAAAGAATCGCTTATTGTGAACTTTAGTAACGGCGATGTTCTTGATGAAATGAACCTAGACATTTCTCAGCTACAGACGATTATGGCTGTGCAGGAAGTGTTGGACGGCAGATTCGCGTCTCTAGGCAGAGATTTGGATTTTGCTAATTTTACTGGTATTAACGCTAGGACACCTACTGCATCAACAGATCTAGCCAATAAACAATATGTAGATGATCGCACAGGTGATCTTGTAACGCAAGTGCCGACGATTTTAGCAGCAAGTGCTGCGGCTACTGCGGCAGCTACTTCTGCTGCTGCTAGTGCTGCTATTAGTGTTGCTGCTGCTGAATCTGTTAACGATATTACCGATTATATAAAGCGTTACGGCGTGACGCCTTTTGATTTCGGGGCGCTTGGACAAGGTGCAGATGAAACTGCGCAACTGAACGCAGCCATCGACGCCGTGATTACTGGCGGTGGAGGAACTGTTTGGTTGCCAGCACCACCTTCCGGCGCGTGGCGGTTTAATGGCCGCATTCAAATGTTCAAGCCCGGCGACCAAACAAGCTACCTCAGGGTATCGGGAGTTGGAGCCAAGGCGCGCATCGAAATTGCCGCAACCACTGGTGATATTTTCGATTTCGGTTCGACGTCAGAGACATTCTATGCCGATCTTGAACACCTGCATGTCGTGCATCTAAATGCGCGAACCTCAGGCATTGCCTTGCGCTATCGCAACAATGCCAAAGGCTCGGTATGGAAATGCGTGTTTGATGGGCTTTACTCAGGCATTGACACCAATCGGGTTAACGATTTGACTTTTGAAGACGTTGACCTGAACTTCCCGAACGCCACCAATGGCAGGGCCATCAATCATCAGGCCAACGTTGCGCCGACCGCCACGCGCTCCGATGTGATCGTTTACAAGAATGTCAACGTGCAGTGTAATAACGGCGGCACCGATGGAATGTTCATCGAAGGCCCGGTTTATGGCGTGACCACAAACGGGCTGTATATGTTGGGAGCCAATAATGGCCTTTACATAAATTCGCCGTCTAACGACCCAAACGAATTTCCGCAATATTGTCGGTTCAATGTTTTTGAGACGGATCGAGCAAAAGATCGATCTCTTTACATGATTAAGGCCCGGTATTTCGATTTTGACCAGTGCCTGTTTTCAAACACATCTGGAGCGACGGGCGACCTTTACCCGCAAGGTAATGCCGACAATGAGGCTGTTCGCATTGAAAGTAATGTTCAGGATGTGAACTTCGACCAAACCCGCATTGGTTTCTGCCGCAAGCAGGCGGCGGTGATCGGAGGTCAGAAGATCCGTATGCTCGGTTGCACGTTTGAAGACGCTGCTAAAGATACGCCCACCGATTACGCGCTGGTATATATGCCTGCAACTGCGCGTGTAGTCCATTTCCGTGATTGTTTCGGAGACGGCGCAAACCGTGCTCGCTTTGCGGTGCAATACGAAAGCGCTGTCACTGGCAAATGCGTCGATTTCGCGTGGAAGGGTATGAAAGCGGGCGGTGCTTTCAGTGCAGGCGCTGCCGCTAATTTCGTTCCGGCTGGTCAGTATCAATACTGATATTTATCAAGGAGACTGCGGATGCAGATTCAGGAGTCAATTTCAACGTATGCAACCGCAGCGACTACATATATTATCGCTATCGTGAGCATGTTTTTTGCAGGGTTTATTTCTTACTACAGCCATATTGCGGCTGTGCTAGGTTTCCTGCTATTGATTGCCCGCCTTGTGCAAGAAGTGCCGAAGGCGTGGAACGTTCTATTTAAGAAAGCAAATAAGTATGACGACCTCTAAAGGACCCGCATCAGAAGGCGCTCTTGGTGATCTGCATACTAAGGTTGCCAAGGTGATGATTAATGCCTTGGATAAAGTGATTGCGCAGCAAGAGAATCCGGCGCAGGATGAAAACGGTAACGACGTAGAAGTTGTTATCAATCCTGCTCTAATCTCTGTAGCTGTAAAATTTCTTGACTCGAATAAAATTACGTGTGCCCCGGAAGCTGGAAACACAATGTCTGAACTTGAACAGAAGCTTGCTGCTAAGGCAAAGAAGCGTCGTCAGGTTGGGAACGTTGTGCATCTAGAACCAGACACAGATTGATTTACAAGACGGCTGCTACGGTGGCCGTCTCAATAAATCAATTATAATGGAGGCCAGATGGCCGGTAGAGAGACAGAAGAACAAGCTCTCGAAAGATGGCAGAATCTTGAGCTTCTACAAAAACATTATGCCAAATTTGAAGACCTGTTGGTTGACGTTATCGAAGACTTTATGGGCTTTAAGTGCTCCGAGCTACAAATAGATATCGGAGAGTATCTTGCTAACGGTCCTCAGTACCGAATGATCCAAGCACAGCGTGGACAGGCTAAGACTACCATTACTGCTATTTATGCGGTGTGGCGTCTTATTCATGATCCGTCTACGCGTGTTCTTATTGTATCGTCTGGCTCTGATATGGCCGAAGAAATCTCTAACTGGATCATCCAGATCATTAATGGTATGGATGAGCTAGAGTGCATGCGTCCTGATCGGTCTGCTGGTGATAGAGCCAGTGTCGAGGCGTTTGATATTCACTACACTCTGAAGGGTCCTGAAAAGTCACCTTCTATCAGGTGCATCGGTATTACCTCAAACATGCAGGGCAAGCGTGCGGACCTGTTAATTGCTGACGATGTGGAAAGTTCTAAGAACAGCCAAACTCAGCATCAGCGTGCGCGCTTGCTACACCTTACTCTAGACTTTACCTCGATTTGTTCTACCGGAGATATTGTCTGGCTTGGTACACCGCAGAGTATTGATAGCGTGTACAATACGTTGCCGGGACGCGGGTACGATATTCGTATCTGGCCGGGTAGGTATCCTACTAAAGAAGAAGAAGTTTCATACGGGTCGTATCTGGCTCCGTTGATTAAACAGCGCCTCGCAAAGAATCCTACTCTCCGTACAGGAGGCGGGCCTACTGGCGAACGCGGCCAAGTCACCGATCAAGTGCTGCTTAATGAAGAGGCACTAAACAAGAAAGAGATCGACCAAGGCGCTGCTTACTTCCAATTGCAGCACATGCTTAGTACTGCATTGTCTGATGCAGAGCGTTTCCCATTGAAGCTACTGAACCTTCGGGTTATGGCCTTTGACAGGGACGAAAAGCGTGCTCCCATGATTCTGAACTTTGCTCGTACTGATGAGCATAAGATTCAGCTTCCTACAGACCATCCCGTGCATAAAGAAAGCATATTCCGTGTCAGTAGTGCCGAAGATTTCGGTGCACTGAAAGGCGGGCATATGTACGTAGATCCGTCTGGTGGCGGTAAGAACGCGGATGAGCTTGCATACGCAATTACAGGCTTCCTTGCTGGACGTGTCTGGCTGTACGCCGTTGGCGGTATGCCTGGTGGATTTACAGAGAGGCAACTGAACTGGCTTACAGAAGTTGCTAAGCGCTGGAAGCCTCGTCATATCAGCATCGAAGAGAACTATGGTAAAGGCGCGTTCCGCGCTGTGTGGGAACCGCATCTAATTAAGGCGCATCAGTGCGGCCTTGAGGACGTGTGGGAGAGTGGACAAAAAGAACTACGTATCATTGATACATTAGAGCCCATGATTGGCTCTGGTAAGTTCGCTGTGCACGAAGACCTACTTGTTGAAGACTGGAAACAATGCCAACAGTACCCTGCCGATAAGCGCAGTACGTACAGTATGTTTTGGCAGATGTCTCGTATTACACGAGAGCCCGGTTCTCTTCTGCATGATGACCGGCTAGACGCTGTTGCAGGTTCTGCCCGGTATTGGGTAGAGGCTCTAGCGCAAGACGAGGCTAAAGCTGCCGCTGCTGCAAAGCAAGAGCAGTACAGAAAGCTTATGAATAACCCGCTTGGTGACGGTAGGAAACTTCCGGGTTTCCACGGTCTGCGCAATAATACTCCTAACGCTCTGAGTAAGTTTCAGAGACGATTTTAAAGGCTAATAATGACTGATGAAACCATTACTGAACTTGATGCTGGGGCTGTTACTGAATCTGGTAAAGTTCAATCTGAAAAAGATGCGGAGCAGGTTCAAGAAACCCCCGCAGTAACCCCTGTTACTGGCGTTTCTGCTAATTCTGCTCTTGTTGAATGGCCGCGTGACGAGTGGGGCTTTCTTTCGGCCCTCCGTAAAGAACTCCTGCTGGCTGCTGGTAACATTCGCGGGCAGGACGACAAGCATGAATTGTTCATGAACACCCTTAAGACCGCTGCTCTGCACGCTATTGCGCGATTTAGCGCAGATAAGACGGCTCTTGCAGCCGAGGTTGAGTACGAGAATAACCGGATTGCCCGGCAGAACGGCACTGGCCGTGTCTACGGGACCCCTGTGCAAGACTAGCACGGGGCTATAGAGTTCCCGAGCGGGGATTAGATCGCCTAGGTTGATCCTTTCCTAGGCGAGGCAGGGATGGCCCGCCAGCGGGCGTTTTGATCCGAGGCTATACACGTAGCTTCCGGGTCTAGATTGCCGGCCAGCGGCCCTCCCTAAGCCGCCTGAGCGGGCCCCGTGCGCCCTAGATGGCCGAGAGGCCGACAGGCGCGGTATTCAGGATTTATAACCACAATTTTTACATGTAAAACTATACAAGGAACTATAATATGGCTCTGCCGAATTTCTTTGAAGCTCAGCGTGCTGCGCCTGTTCGCGGCAATCGTACTGCTACACTTACTGCCAACGGTCAGATTGTTCTGCCGGCTGGTGTTATGCTCCGGCGCATCTACTTCCGTAACCGTACCGCTAACGTTGTGACGGGCGGTATTCGTATTGGTACGTCTGCTGGCGGTACGCAAATTGTTACTGCGCAGGCTATCGGTGCTAACGCTATTCTTTCTACTCTTCCGACGATTGAAAACTATCAGGTTACGTCTCAGACGCTGTTCGTGGAAGCTGTGACTGCGTGGGCCGGTGCTCAGGTTGACGTGGTTGTGCAGTACGAGGAAATCACTACGCGTACTCAGCCGTCTGATAATAACGTTCAGACCTAATAGCACTAATATCCTGTGCCTGTTAATTCGGGCACAGGTCCTCTTTTAAGGAGACTATATTGGTCGCTCAAAATTCTAATCTTCATAAGTATAACGATATTGTTGCTGTACAAAGATCTGCACTTAATGCCGACTTGTTTGATGTAGACGTTGGGCTGTTCAGCTACGGCTTTTTGGAACTGTCTGGTACGTTCAATGCTAGTGTGCAGTTGCAGGCTACTCTGACTGATGGTCAAACTTGGTTTGAAATCCCGTACGTCAATACATCTGCTTCTAACATCTACAGCACTGGACCTATCACAGCCGGAGGTCAGTATCTTTTCCCGTTGTTTGCGGGCCGGATTCGTGCGCGTATTACAGCGTACACGTCTGGTAGTGTGGTAGCCTCTGTCGGCTTCGGCAGTGGAACACTTCCTGTTAATGTGCTAGATCGTGCTAGTCTTTCATTTCCGTTCATATCTACTGCTAGTACAAACACGCAGCTTATTGGTGCTGCGGGTGCTCGTAAACTTTACGGGTATGGATTCCAGAATCTTACTGCTACACCGGCGTTTGTGAAGCTGTACAACAAAGCTTCGGCTCCAGTGCTTGCCTCAGACATTCCTGTGGCTATTGTGCAGGTTCCAGCTAACGGCGCTTCTCCTGTGTTTACTTCAGTGCTTGGTAGAGTGTTTCCGCTTGGACTTGCGTTTGCATGCACAGGGCTTGTTGCTAACAATGATGCAACGGCTACGGCGGCTGCTCAGATTATCGGGTACGTAGATTACATCTAGTTGTATTTAGTTATGCCTAGTTATACGCGAGTTCGTATATCCGTTGTTTATACGGGTTCGCGTATATTCTGGCTGATGGCGAAAATTGCAGAATTTTTTGTGCGGGTATCTAACAATCTGCCGATGCTGGATTCCCCCCATAGCCCTTAAATATACAGAAGTATTTAATCCTGAAAATACATATTGGTTCTACATTTTATAAGCATAGATATAAATGACATTAAGCCGGATAGCATACGAGTGCTTGAACTGGTATGGATTGTGTTAGCTCTTGTGGGCATCTGTATTGCTATTATGATTGTTATTTCATCCTATCCTGATTAATATACATAGATATAATTGATTATACTACTAGATAGAATACATTATATTCTAACTCATTGATATCATTAGATATCTAATTAAATCCTATATCCCTCCTTATTAGATATAAGAAGCAATCTTGTTGTTTACTGTATCGGTATCCTTATACTATCGAAGATAGAAATATAAATAGATATATAATACAAGAATATATATAATTATACATACATATATTGATACAGACTGATATGATATAAGATACAGATACAACTAGAGATTGATACTCTATAATAGGATACAAAAATTACAGAGATTGCATGGATGCATCAGAAAAATGCAAGGATGCAATAAAAAGGGATTGACAGACACAATCAGTATGGATATAACAGATGCAAGGTTGGATTGACCAACTGATCCTGATTAGAGAGAAAGAGCAGAATATGAAAGAGATAACCAAGGCGGTCCTGCTGATCGCGATGCTAGTTGGTGCAATCCTCTCGTTCCTGTTTCTTCCGTTTGGTCTAGCAGGGTTGATTGGTTTCTATCCGCTCCAGAGTGCAACGAATTTCATTGTGTCGTGCGTGTTCATGACAATCTTCGTCGCAGCGTTCAATCGCCTTATGAAGGCTTGAGAACGAAGAGATTTAAGGATAGACCGGGTTCTGGAATTTCACGGTCTATCTCATAAATCTCTATAGACATCGATCTAAAGATGCTCTATAAGGGATCAGTCAGATCGGAATGACGGTCTAGGTAACAAACCGCTTCGGCAACGTGTTCCTAGCTCTGTAACTCTCGACACTGACATAAGCATATAAATAGTGAGGCTTCCCTCACAAACAGGTTGACAGCATAAGCCTAATGCTGTAAGGAATTGAAAGCTAGATACCGGCTTAAAGGGTATTCCGAAGCAAGCGCGGATACGCTGCAATGAAGGCGAAACAGGCGGTGGCGGGAGTTGCACCGTGTTCTCTAGTCATGACACTAGGGATAGCCTCGCAGGGATGAAATCCGGTGGAGAGCCGGGCTACCTAGCAAGACTGTCTGACAAACGGTCGCTCTTAATCGAGTGCAGCTAGCAGGATGGAACCCTTTGCACGAACAGTCGGCAGTCCGACACTTGTGCAAGCGCAAGCCTTAAGTCTCTGGTAGAGCCGTGTTAAGTGCTAGCTCTTATAGCTATGCAACGACAAGGACATTCGACAAACGCGAGTTCCGAATGTTTTGTTGCTGATGAGGTTATAAGCCGCGAATGCTTAGCGAAGGCTAGATTGGTGTTCTCACTAGGCATAACGCTAGTTGTGCTTAGTGAGTTCCAAAAGCGGATAGACGTAAGCGCTAACTTATAGACCGATAAAAGTTGATGCAGGATTGCATCCATACGGTTACAGGGTCTTAGCGGACCTTGTATCTATCCGTTTTTGTAACTCACTAATGCTTGATTATTCAAGTAGAGATACAGAGGAGAATACAATGCTTCCTATTCTCGCGGCTCTTGTTGTGCTAACCTTGACTGGGGTTATCTCGGCATGGTTCATTGTCTTGTATGCTCTTGGCATTGTGTTCGTCGGCGTGCATGCTTGGCGTAAACAGAAGCGCAGACAGAACGCTTTCCGCGTGCATCGCGGTCCGACTATTGATCT